TCACAAGTGAAATAATTGTTCTTTGGAGTGTTACAAGACAAAGAAGCAACTGTTTGACCTTGAATTTGGTCTACAGCCGCAAAAAGTCCATCTCCATTGTCATTAATGGAATTATCGACATATAGAACATCTTCATTCGTGAAATTGTAAGAAGATTGATGAACCTCGACATTTGTAATAGGTCCATACTCAATTCCGCTAATTCTGGAAGTTAAGAGTTCTCCAACTCCCTCAGAAGCGTTTACAATCTTTCTACGGACTCCAGATGGCAATTCAGACTGTCTAGACTTACTTTTCCAGTTTTCCTCGACTGGAACATTGTAAAATGCCTCTCCGATCGAATATGGGAAAGTAGGTGCCTCATTTGAGTCTGAAGTCATAAAATATGCATACACACCGTTTGGAAATTCGGGTGTAGTGCAAAAACGACCATTATTAGCATCTAGATCACCTAGACGTTCTACAAACTCGAAATCGTTAGTAAAACGACCTAAAGAGTAGGTTGTTTCGCTTGGTGCGTCGGATCCTCTAGTTGTTTTAATTCTCCAGCTGGATTCCATCCGTTTGATCGTAGGATTCGCAGCAGTAACATCTTGGTATGGATCGTCGTAGCCAAAGCTACCATAAATGGGGTTACCGTCATATGCCCAGCCCAATATAGGGGAATGACTCTTATTAGTTAGCGGGTTACCCTGTCCATCTACATTATCTTGTCTTTGAATCTTTAAACTTGTTGGAGCAATGATATGACCGTAGGCAAACCCATAAGCAGGGTCATTTGCGTTATCTACAACACCAGCAGCGTTACCATTGTCAACACTCATCTCTAAGTACTTGTTGTACTGCCATCTAGTCAATTCTGCAGTAGCAGTAGCAGATCTTGCTCTAGAAAGGAGTGTAATAGTAGTTGTAGCCTCTTGATAGTCAAATCCACCTGATTGTTTGGTAAATCCAATAATTACACCAGCAGTAGGGTCAATTTGACAAGTAAAGAATGCACCTTTACCTTTTCCACTAGAATCACTAATGAAAACGTCAGGAGCTTCGGTATAATTGGATCCTGCATCAATTATCTGTGCATTTTGATCAATAGACAGATAAATGTTCTCAATTTGTCCTTGAGAAACTAAAACAGTGAATTGACCACCTGAACCAGAGGTAAATGTGACATCAGGAGTTGAAGTATACCCACTACCAGGATTTGTGACAGTAACTGCAGTTACTTCTCCAATTCCATTGATTTCTGCAGTAGCAGTAGCGTCTCCATCAACAATAACAGTAGGTGGAACACTATAATTACGTCCACCGTCAATAATATTGATTTTTGTTACTTTTCCGAAATCAAGTCCATTGCTAGACTTGTGATTCAACATAGAAACACCATTTACGAATAATCCAACTTCATTAGAAGTTGTAATTTGCTTTGCACTCGCATTTATGGGTTTTCTAGGTAAAATCTTAAGATGTTCTTGGTCTTCAGGGGTTGCAGTGTTGTCGAATGGTCCAACGGCATATGATGGGAACCCAGAAGACGCAATATAGTAATTTTTTGAATCTCTGTAGATTGCAGTAACGTCAGAAAGAATTTTATCCTTAATATTGTTAGTACCAACGTTATTTGGGACTGCAGCAGATAATTTAGAGTGATCTTGGTTTATAATCCACTCATTAGACAGTGGTAAGGCATCCTGGAATCCAGAATCCTTAAATTCAACCATATTGTTGAAAGAAACATATGGTATGCCTCCTGCAGCAACATCAAAGTAACTTTCTGCTGTTTCGTCATACTCTAGACCAGCACTTGCTTCTGGTTCGATACCAGATGCAGCCAAACCAGAGACCAAACCGTAAATACGAAGTTCAACTTCTCTTTCAACACCATTATCAAGATAAAAACCAGATAAGTTGTTTTTAGTGAAACAACGTACTCCTTTAGAGTGAGAGTAGTTCTGTTTGTTGTCTGTATTAACAGCATCCCTCTCTTTAATGATAAATTGAGTCGCAGTCTTAGTACTATAGGTAATTTCTTCGTTACCAATGACTACACGACCATCTCTTGCAGGAAAACCAACCGTAGAGAACACATCAATGCGATCTCCTTCACCAGCATTAACCGAAAGGTCATTCATTAAGAATGAACGACGTGCAATAGCAAAAGTACCCTTCTTACTACCAGGTGAAATGGTTAAAGTGTACTGTAAGGTACCTTGGTAAGGCTCACCGACTATATTGTCGATAATTGCAGTTGCTGCAGTAAGTTCGGGGTTATATGGATCAGGTGTTTGTCTTATTTCATTACCAACTATCTTTCTAATGTCACCAGATATAACTTCTACGACTAATAACTCTTTACTGTTCCATCCAGACTCGGAATTCTTAAAGACATTCTCTTTTGGATAGATGATATCAGGTTTAACGCTAAAAAGCATCTGGAAAATGAATTCCAGTGATTGCGGAGTACCTTTAACGTTATAAAAGTCCTTGATCTTCTTAACAAGAAGATTTTTGTTGGTTTCATCCTTCAAATAAGGATATGGGAAACCACTAGTATATTGTTCTTCGTAATTCTTGATTAAAGCAGCCAAAAGAAGGTTGCTTAAGTTGTTAACCTTAGCATATGCCTTATGTTCTGCTGCAGCACTATCCAGATACTTAACTGGACTGTATAAATCACCTACATTCGTCTTTGCACTATATCCTCTAATGCAATTCAGGAATTTTGTCTTTGTTTTAGTCGAATACAAGAAAATTTCTTGATCGATCATTATCATCCCATTCTTTGAAGGGAATCCATCAGTCGTATCGACTGTAATATCGATTTTGGCGGTTCCTAAAGGAATCTCGATCTGCAAATTTGCAGTTTTAACCAAAACCTCAGGTGAAAAGGTATCAACATCGAGATATTTCTCGAAATTGTTGATAATGTCCTGTGGACCTTCACTAATTGATAAAGCTTCGTAGTATTTCGACAGGAAATTCGTTACGAGGGGATAATCCTCGACAACGAAGTCAGGAAGCTGACTTTCAATCAGTGCTGCTAGATTCGGACCTGCCATTTACTAGATTAACGCTTCTTGAGTAATAAGGAATACACTACTTTGTAGATCCATACTTAAATATGCTTCACGATAAGCATATATGTCTTTGTTGGTTGGAAGAACACGAAGTTCTATCCTCTCATCACTATAACTTCCTTTGATTATATTTAACCGATTCAACATTACTTCTCCTTTGGCATAGTCGATTGTTCCCTGTTGCGCATTTAGGACAAATCGGTCTTGTGTCGTAGGATCGATCTTATAAAGGTAAATAGAACCCTGTTGATCGTCGGCAAGGTAAACAACATCACTAGGATAGTCTGCTACAACAAATCCACTGCTTTGTACAGAGGGATTAGAGCATCCACTCTTTACAACATTCTGATAACAAATCTCATATTCAGTAATCGTGTTCAATACTGGTATGAAATCCTTACGTAGCTTAATATCTGTCTCGTTAGAGGTAATCGCAGGATCAGTAGCATCGATAATACCAACAATACGACTGTACTTGAATCTACCATTGAACTTCTCTAAGTCTGAGGTTGCTCTATACCCATCGAGAGCAGAAATTACTGCTGCTTTTATCTCAGACTGGTTTAAAGTCGTTAACGACTTGTTATAATACACGTTTGAGTTCAATTCAACGTATATTATTGAAGGATCGACAATTTCTGGTGTAACTGAGACTACAGCGTACTTCTTAAGATCTGTAGAAATCAGATTTTTTGTATATTGTGATAAAGCACTCGCATATTGAGGTTTTATAACGATCTTGACCTTACCATACTCAGGTGGGCTAGCGTCTTCTCCACCGAAACACACAATGTCAGCAACCGCAGGGTAAATACGACGGATAATGGATTCGTAGTCATCTGCGGTAACTGCTCTATTCTGTGCATTGAAAAAGAGTGGAGCGTTTCGCTTAATTGAATCAATTGTTTCAAGTCGTTCACCTCCATTTGCTGCTGTAACAGTCGTAATAGTTACACTAGGAGCATAATCATTACCACCAGTAGAATCTTCTAATACAGCACCATATGAGAAGACTTTAGCAGCATTTGCTGCAGCTCCATTGGTAGTAATATAGGTAATCTCAACATAATTGTTAGTTTCTAACTTCTTACCTAATATTCCATCTCCAAAAATGATTTCGTAGCGTTCATCTTCGCCTTCTTGTAGGAAGTATACGGGTGATGTACCATCAAAACCGATTATACTCTCTGCCAAGCGATATTCTACTGACGAAGTAGAATCTACAGTAGGTCTAACCACTACTTTTAATGTAGTAGTGTCTATATTTGAGTTTTGTAAAATAAATCTTTGATTTACACCTGCATTAAAGGTGAAAGTCTCTAAAACGTAGTTTCCTTCCCTAACTTCTATGTTCTCAAATACAGCAATGTCCTGAGAATTAAGTCCAACGACGTGATCTTTGTCTGTAAGGAAAGAATAAGTGGTTCCATTGATCCTAGTAAGGAATTGTGACCCTCTAGGAAGTTTTATGATCGAAGGTATATTGTTTTCTGTACTAAAATCAGCACTAATGTTAAGAACAGCGGTTGGTGCTACAGCAGACTTAGGAAGATAACCTATTTGCTTAGCCAGAGACACCACATTGTCCCTCAAAGTCGCAGATTCAAGGAATGCCTCATTAACTACCATATTAGCGTTAAACGCTGTATAGTAAGTGTTATAGGCGAGTACGTCTAACAGGGTACTAAGAGTCGAACCCTCAAAGTCGTAATCAGTAAAATCGCTATTAGAGCGAAGATACTCCTTGAGTGATGTTTTGATCTGATTAAAATCTAAATCAGCAACTTGTACGTAGGACATCAGCGTGTTCGTTCTAAGAAGAATTCAACTTCACGAACTTGGACATCGGATTCAACTCCGACTATCTCAAATGATATAGCAGCATCAAAACCATTATTATCATAGTTAGCCTCAACATCTGCTCGAATTAGTTTAATCCGAGGTTCATACTTTACGATAACATATTCAATTTCTTCCTGCAGCAATGAAGCAGTTGCAGAATCTAATGGTTCAAAAAGAAGATCTGCGATATTAGATCCCAGATCTGGTTTAAAGAATCGTTCACCCTTACGGGTCATTATTATATTATACAAGGATCTCTTCACCGCTGCTTCATCAGTGGTGACGAGTATGTCTTCAGTTACAGGATTCATACCCAATGATATGGATACGTCCTTAAAATCGACTGCCTTGGGCATTTATGCACGAAATCACTAGTTCGTGACTTTATTTAGCGACTTCGTAAAAGGTATATTTCAAAAACAGCTCATCACCTTTGTGAATATGCTTAATTGTCTTCACAAAGTACTTATCACCTTCCTTCCACTTCTCGCAATTAGGGTCATCAGAATGATTTATAAACCCACCTAAGGGTGTTCTGTAGATTACATCCTCTACAACAAGGTGAGATAGTCCTAAAGGAAAGTCTGAAGGTATATCTTCAGCAGCAAATAGTCCCTGTCCTGCGACAGGGCTATCATCAATCCTCAACCAAGAGTGTAATGCTTGATAACTCACTTCCCCTGTCCACGATAACGCTTTCTGGCGTGGTTTCTAGAGGTTGCTGCATACTTAGTATGCTTTCCAGTCCCTTGACGGGATTTTTTAGGTGGAGCTTCGGGTTTGTCTTGACTTGTTTTAGAATAAAGTGCCATTAATCACAATCAGTAACAGAATTGTCACCAGGAGATTGACTTCCTGGTCCTCCTCCGCCTCCTATTGATGGAATTGAGAGGATAGGGAAAGCACCAAGGGCGGCTATTGCTGCTGCAATCGCTGCCATCTTCGCTGCTGACCCACCAGAGCATAATAGCACATTAGGGGCACCTACCGCAACCTTTGATCCGCAACTTATTGAAGTTCCGATCTTCGCAGGAGGCAATCTAGACGCACAATACTTGGGTGCAAGCTTCGCTAGAGTAGCATCAGTGTCAGGATCACCTGTTTTAGGTGCTGGCATTGGAGTAGAAGGTGCTGCTACACCGCACATAACCGTTGCACACCCTACAGAAACAGTTCCAGGGTGACACGCAGGGTTTTTACCGCACGGTTTACAGTGTACATTACGAATTTGAGTACTTACAAGGGGTGGAAGCTTCGTAACTTGCACATTTGTGACTGGAGAGGGTGCATAACCCATAGGTGGCCAGCATCCGTGACCAGTACACACTCCAGTTGTTAGTCCAAATGCTGACATTATACGTAAATGTGTAAGAAAGTATGGTCATCACGCAAATGCTGCTCTGCAGTCGTCTGTTTGCGCTCTCTTAACACATTATTTAGGGTAACTGTTCCGTCTTCTGCAATAGTTACACCATCATAATGCGCAATTTCACGTGTTCCACCATATTCATAGGAGCTTCCTGACTCTGCTTGGAGGTACATACGGGTATAAGCAGTCGCAGTAGCGGTCTCAGGTGCCGTAAATACCAAATTTGCGTTCCCAACTGTCACATCAACGGGATTATTCAGCTGAATTGCCAATTTTGTGTTCAATGAGTAGTTACCAACAGGCACTGCATTGTTAGTAGTGATGATATTATTGAGCATATCGACTGCAACTACCCTTAAAGCGGTGTCATCAGTGCCTTCAATGATCATATCTGCTTGAATATCGTCTAAATCGAACCCTTCTTCAGTAAAGAGTATGCTATTTACGAGTAATGAGGTGGTTCCATCGCCTGTTGCAGCGAAAGGTACGCCAGGAATCACCCTTAAAACTTCATTTTCCGTCATTGTAGCGGGATCATCGATCACTTTTACCCCTAAGAAGATCTTTTCTATCTCTGCAAAGGTCACATTGAGTACATAAGGACTACCTAATTGCAAACTACCCGTACCAGTGAGCACAGGATCGGGTGCAGAGACGGTAATTATGGGTGCTTGTACGTATCCACTACCCTCTGTGAGGATTTTATATCCGTATATACGCCCTCCAGTGATAATTGCTTCCGCTGTTGGGAGTGTTCCACCCACTAAATCAGGTTCAGAGAAGGAAACGGTAGGCATATTCATATAACCTAACCCAGGATTGCGCACTGTTATCTCAGAAATACCTCTTCCGACGTAAGTATAGTTGTTTAATTCGAGGTAACCGAAGCTTGGAAAGTCTTTTGCGTCGTAATCGAAGATCTTTACCTCTACTTCAGACGGATTTATGAACTCTTTTATCTGTGCAACCTTAACATCACCGTCTGGATTACCCTGTGCATCCACTGCTGCTGCTAGTAAATCTCTATAAGTGTCCCAATTAGAGTTTAATACAAGGGGAACAGTGAAAGTATACGATGAACCTTGCCCAACATATGTACCTGCAATGTCTGAACAGTACCAAGTACCTGTTATTGTGTAAGGAAATGTCTGCGTTCCTCTACTATGAGGGATGTATTCAAAGATATTCCACTTCAACTTCTCTCCAGCAGGGGGTACAGTACGGAAAGCGTGGGTACTCCACTTCTGCATTTGCTCTACAAACCAATCACTAGGCACTATAGTCTTACTTTGGTTCATTACCTCTGAGGTAAATTCACTTATTGCTATAGCATTATCAATTACATTCTTCATTTGACAGTGGTATGTCCTCATCTCCCTGTACATTTCTGCCTGATCACCCACATCAGGCTCTAAAGGAAGATCTGTTATTGCTGTACCAACGTCTACTGTATTCTCTATAATAGTATCACGTTGGAATTTTGTATCAACTAGATCAGTTACTTGCTCCCATTGCTGTTGGAAGTCTTGAGGAGAGTTAAATCTTCTATCATCACACCCTAATATACGATCAAAGAAATCATCAAATGCTTTTCCTAGTTGTTTCTCTAATTTTTCGTTCTTTTTATTTTTTAATTCGATCTCTACACCATCACTGTCAACTCCCAGTATAGGTTGTTTTATGTAAATTCCTGTATTAGCAGCAACAGGCCACGTTGATTCTCTACTAACTGCTGTTTCGGTTGTACCCCAAACGTCCTTATAGGCATCGATAGTCTCTTGTCCTAGAGATTTAAACTCACAGTTATTAGAATTAGTACCAAAGGAATCTCTAACCCCTTTCTCTGCATCCCCATATTCTCCTACAGGTCCAGAAACGTCTACAAGGGTATCACATTTTGGTTTTAGGTACTTCGTATAGGATACTTTCTTAGGGTAAGCATAAAACCCACTTAACGACGCTATTACGGGTTCTGTGGTTACTGGTTGACCTCCTACTATCTGACTCCCAGGGGTATCGAACCACCCTGCCACGCAATCGGCGGTCGCGCTCGTTTCTGAACCAGTTACTGTCTCTCCTGGAAAATTACCAGAGGGATTATCCAGTTCTATGATGTCTAACCCATTTGACTCTCGAAAATTATGCCATTCCTTTACTGTACCTGTAGCACCATTGGCTGCAGTAATTGTTTCACCTACTTTAAAATGCCCTGATGCATTACGCACTGATATACGACTAGTTGTGCTATCGCATATCCATAACGTAAAATATTGCTCTTCTCCAGTAACCCTTATACTTGCAGGTGCATAAGTCTGACAAGTTACCTGATCGGTACAGGTAACAATGTTTAATGTAAAGAGATACTCAAAATATATTTCGTCGTTATTACTTCCTAATACATTGTCAGCAGTATTCGATCCACTAGCGTCATACGAAAAAGGTGACCCATATGGACTACTAATTGATAAACCTGCTTGCCAATTACACGTCAAGTTCTTGCCTTATCTCTATACTATTTAACCGTTCCTCTACAGTATGGAGATAATCTGCCAGTTTCATATGCTCTTTTCCACCAGGCTTCTTATAATACAGATTCATATTCTCAAGTTTATTAATCCTTTCTCCCATTTCCGCCACCATCCTTATAAGAACCTGTACTTGATTCTCTAACTCTGTATTAGGTGTCGGTTGAAGTTCGTTGATTACCTCTTCATACCACTTGGTATTATCAGAGGGCGTTTGGGTTGACTTTGAGGACATATGCTTCGGGTTGAAGGTTTTGGATATCTGGCAAAGTTTTCTCCGCCGTCGCTGCACTGCGAAAATGATGAGCGTCGTCTTTCGTTTTTGTCCAGACTGAATCTTGTCTCCAGTATATCACACCAGACGATAATGCACTACCTTTGTGTTGTGCTGCAATTGTCCAATAAGTTTTCTTAGCCATAGAAACTCTAAGGGCGATTTTCTATATAGACGATTTTTTTCACGCAAAATATTTTTTCTCTCTCGTTTGGTTCGTTATAGATTGCATTGCGTCGATTTCCATACAAAAAACCCCTCGGTTAACTGTCCGAGGGGTCACTGTCCTAGATCTTGACCTCTGCCCGTACCCCACAACTGAGGTAGAATTCAATCATTTTCAGTGCTTGCTCGTAAGTTGGAAAACTTGCGTACTTGCATTGCTGAGTGTACGGGGTCCAGTAGCGGATCGTGGTGTTCATTGGCAGAAGGATTGGTCAATTTGGCAAAGTTTGTCGTTTCTGGTTTCTTGCATTTCCTGAAAATTGGAAATAACGGAGTTGCCGAGGATTACCCCGACAACCAAAACGACAGAAGCAAGAGCGATTCGCATTTTAGTGTCTGTCTGAAATGTTCCAAACTCCCCAGTCTTGGTGAGATGGTGCAGGTCTGAGACCTTGCCTGATTTCAGATCTGATTTGCTCTTGCTCGATTTCTTGGCGGACCATCCGCTTGCAGAAATCCTCCATTGAAGGGGAGCAGAGATAACCGTTGCCTGAGATCATAGAGTGTTGGGTGAACATAGTTTAATTATAAACCCCCACCCGTGAGAGTGGGGGCTATGGTGGACACTTTGTAGACTGTCTGCTAGTCGTGGAATTCGTCTAGCATCTCGTCTAGTTCTTCAGTGTCGATCTTTGGGTCATCCCATCTTACCCCGTCCCCTGTTCTTAGTTCCCCGATTCTGTCTTTGAACTGTGCATATGAGGTGCAACCAAAAGCGACTTCAAAATTTGATGAGTCGTTTTGAATCCAAAGAGCAGCGTTCCAGGTTTCGTAGTTTGTCCAACCGTTGTACATTTCGGTTGACTGGGGACGGGTGAGAGTTTCAGGCATAGGTCTTGAAAATTACGAGTTTGCGGTTGAATGGTTTGAGAAGTCGGTTTGCAAGTCTGATCATAAGACCTCTTGCATCAGTGCTTCAATTACTGAGTCATCACAGTCAAGGGTGACCAGTTCTTCATCCCTTAGACTCTCATCAATTAAATCGGTGAGAGCGTCGGTGTCAAATTCGTTCAAGATGGTCTCCTGTTTTGGACTCTCTTAATATACACGATTTTAGTAGCGAGTGGGCATTGGTTGTGGCAGTTTGTTGACTGTCCACTTGCGAACCTTGGATTGGTTCTCATAGTATGCACTGTCGAGGTATGCCTGAATTTCTTCAGGCAGGTGTGACCATTGGACATCATCCTCTGGTCCTACCTCGATAGTACATTTGAACTCGTAGGTCTCGATCACTGGCAGAGATCCTCGAAGCGTTCCTGAACGATTGCGTCGATTTGGTCCTGTGCCATAAAGAGCAAGTCGGTTCTGAGTTCTTCTACGAGGTCTTCATAAATTCCCTCAATGATTGCCTCGTGATGAAGTGTGCTCATAATGCCTCGCTTGTGTACTCTTTAATTATACAAAAAAAGCACCCCGTGTGGGGTGCTCTTGTGACAGTTTTCAAACTGGTCGTGCTAGCTCTAGGCGTAGTATGCGTCGGAGTAGTATTCTTCAAATGGAAGTTTGAACCATCCGTCCACATACTCAGTGACCTGCTTGGTGGTACGATTTTCAACGAACCAGTCAAATTTACGCTGATACAACCAGGAGTTTGCAAAGCGTAAGCAAATCTCATTTAGAATTTGCTTGGTGGTCACTGTCCAATAACCGCAGTTGTTGATCCAGATTGCTTGACCCTTGTCAATCTCCGCGATGCGGTGCCCGTGGAAATAGACCTGAGTGATGCCGTCGTCGTTATGCTTGACTAGTCGGTTGCCACCTGAGAAGTTGCGACCTGACTCAATTGCGTCTAGCATTTTGCGATCAACTTTGCGCATAAGGAATTCGTGTGAACTGATCCTATTATACATTCCCACCTGGGGTAGGGAAATCAAATGTAACAGGATTGTTGTAAAAAAGACCAGTTTGTGAACTGTCCACCTAATAAAATCCAGCCGCCCGACTAGTACATACGTATGCATAAAAAAAGAACGGTCTTAGAGACCGTTCAAATAATCGTGGATGTCTGCCACGTAATCATCATAGGTGCGGTCAGGATATCGCTCAGTGTAAATGCTTGGCATCTCCTGAGTCGGTTTCGTTGACCCTAGACCGTGGACGCACTCCCTCAGGGTGTACCCCTTCTGTTGGAGTTGAGGGAAGAATTCGGTGAAATGAGTTTCGTTCAAAATCGGTGTAGAAATGAGGTGGGTAGAGGTCGCCGTACATTAGAAGTATGCGGCGGGTTCAGGATCCGTGACCTTATCCCAGAGGGAGTCGAACGCTTCATCCTCTTCAAGGTGAGGTGGCACGCCGAGGTCTTGGATGAAAAGCAGAGCGTTGACCAAGGCGGTCTCTTCTGCTTCGGTGATTTGAAGATTTCTCATACTGTAATTATACACGCTCACCCCACCCCTGCATCAAACCTTGTGCCACTTTGTCAACTGTCCACGGGCAGCTGAGTTTTTTCTTCTTGATCAACATTTGTTACAATATCCCCTGCCATATCCACGTTGACCAGTGCTCCCTCTGGCACTGTGCTACCTACGAAACCGTCCCATCCCTTATCCAACATATCCTCGTGCTGTGTTAGGATTGTGTCAATTTTCAAATTGCCCAACTGTCGTCTCTCGTTGATGAATTTGCCGATTGAGGCATCCTCCCTTTCGATTGTGTCAGTTATGTCTTCGACCACTTGATCGTCATCGTCTCGATCTTGCTCTGCTTCGAGTTTTCCACACAATGTCATAAATGCTGACTGAAATTCATCTAAGTCTTCACATTTATAATGATATTGTTTATTTAAATTAGATTTATATACTATTTTAACAGTATTTGTATCCCAATCTAACTCTAAAAACTCAATTGCACTGGAAGGTAACTCTGAATAAGTCTCAGCCATTGTTTAATTCTTTGTGATACTGTTATAATACCACTATTTAAAGGATCTGTCAATACTTTTAAATGTTAAATCTTAAAAAAGTGACTTTTTAAGTATTTTGACTTTCTCAATATTTCAATATTTTAACTTTCTTGCTTTTTGCTTGACTTTTCGATAGACTTCGGGCTTAGATCCCTAAAAGTCTCACACTTAAGAGATGAATAGAACAGACTACTCTGATTTATTTAACATTTAAAAAAAGAGAGTTTTTCCACAGGTATGTCAATAGTTTTCCACAGGGTTGTGGAAAACCTCATAGTGATACCAATGAGTGTGCCATTCCGCGTAATGTCTACTAATTGCCTCCCATTGGGTCATTTAATGTATCATAGACTTCTACATCATTCAGCCCATAGTTACCCATTTGATTAGGTATGTCTATGAGTTTGTTGATCTTTCTAGCAACAGAATTGAAGGGTTCAGTATCATCTTCGTGAGCACATAGTGCTTCTGCTGATACTGCATCCTTAATTGCTTTCCATTCATTAGGTGAGAAGTATTCACGTAATGTATCACTGTTAGAAGTAATTGGTGTATCTACTGTTGTTGTTAACCATTCCATATCTACTGGTTCATTCATTTCATCGAGTGTCATAGTAGATAACTTGGTCATCAACTCTCTGTATGTAATTGTCATTTAGGATTGCCTCCAATGTATCCTAGTAATACCCATAGCCATATTAAACCAATGGCGAGGGTTGCAAACTCTACGATAGGAGTTGCGATTCTGTAATGTATAATTGAATCCCACATTTTACATATTGTGTGCTTTAGGTGTATGATCTTTCATTCCATCGTGATTACCGTCACCAGGCAATTTGCCATAGGCACAGTATTCAATTGCTTGAATTGATCCTTCAAGGCGATTCAATTCTCTATCAAGTTTTAACCATTTTTCGTATGCTTCATCGAGTTCACCTTGCTCTTTGCTTAGTTGATCGGTGCGTTTACGAAACCTTGCTAGTAATTGCTCGTATGATTCTGTTTGTTTACGCATATCATTGTGTAAACGTTCTGTTGGTGTAGTCATTAGCGTCTATATTTAATTGGCCAAGTGTAGTGCATCGCTGATACTAATGCGATGGCAAATAAGAATGGAAACAGTGTAGTAATCATTTAATTACCATTGGATGATCATCGTGCAATGGCATTTCACGTGGTGCATACCTGAAAGGGTATCCATTTGTTTCTAATTCCAATGTGACGACAATTGTATCTATGATTCTATCAAATGATTTGGACATTTGTCTGTAGCCAGAACCAACATAGACCTGACCGCCGACGACCGCCACCGCACAAATAGACCAAAACCAATAATACCATCGTGTTTTAATCTGATGTTTTGTTAACTTTCTATTACTAAAACTCATAATCAATGCGGGTTGTAATGTTGGATGATTGAATAAATTAGTGCAAGTGCAATGAGACCAATACAAAGTAGCGTTAGGATCAGGTGCATTGAATAAAGGATTGATTCACTTGTGTATTATACCATAGGTAGTGGGATGTGTAAACCTCGGTATAAATACCCCTTTACAAGAGGTTAAGTACTTAGTCTCTGTCAGTGTTTTCTGACATAAATAGTGGTAGAATTAGGGAACAACAAGATGTACCCAAATCATTTTGTTATGTAGTTCACTTAGTGAGGTTTAAAGTTAATGAGCAAACATAATATCATCTCGTTCAATCAACTAGCAAGTTGGAAAGAATCAGAAGATCAGCTCAATCATACAGATGATATGATCAACAATTACTTTGAGTGCTTAATTGATTGCGATGATGGTACGGAGACTAGTTGCAGACAAGTATGCAGCGAGTTGTTAAGGTAAACAAAACAGAATAGTCCAGTTTAAATACCGCCCACTGACCCCTGTTACATCGTAGCAGGGGTCTTATAATGTCACAACACCAATTTGATTATCATCTAAATCATTGATTTCATTAGGCACAACTAAACAAAATCCAATACCAAGATTAAATACTCTTCTCATTTCATTCTCTTCAATATCTCCTGCTTGTTGTATCTTATTGAATATCTCTGGTCTTTCCCAAGTATATTCTACATCAGCATTTAATCCTCTTGGTAAACAACGTGGTAAGTTTTCAGGTATACCACCACCAGTAATATGAGCCATACCAAGTATAGGTATCTCATTCATTAATTCTTTAACTTGTGGCCAATAGATTGTTGTTGGTGTTAATAACTCAGGCAGATCTCTGTAATATATCTTCTGCCTCCACAACATATCATTGATCAAAGTATAACCATTACTATGAAGACCACTACTAGGTAGACCAATGATCTTATCACCTGGTTTGATCAGTCTTCCATCTAGTATTTCATTCTCTTCTACAATACCAGTGCAGAAACCAGCAAGATCATACTCACTCTGCCTCCAATGCTCTGCTGTTTCTCCTCCTAGTAACTCCATCTCTGCTATCTCACATCCTCTAAGGATGCCCACCATAATATCTGCTACACTAGCATCTATTTTCTTGGTAGAGATATAATCTAGGAAATATAATGGTGTAGCACCAGTGCAGATGACATCATTGACACACATAGCCACAAGATCTTGTCCTATGGTTGTGTAATCATTGAATACTCTTGCAATATTAATCTTAGTACCAACACCATCAGCACCAGATACTAAGACAGGTTTCTCATACCCACTAGGTATTCTAAATGCACCACCAAATCCACCAATACTAGGTGCTTTCTCTTTTAATCGCTCTACAAATGCATTACCTGCATCTATATCTACCTGATACTTCATTGTGGTACAAATTGACGTAGTTGCATTAATATTTTCCGATATGCTTCAACAACATCACCCTCATCCTTTCTGAACAAATCTTTGTCAAATCTTTCTTTAGTATCCTTCTTCCACAATCTCATATTATCTGGTGATAGTTCATCACCTAAAAATAGATCACCGTGAGCATCAAAGCCAAACTCTAGTTTAAAATCAACTAAATCAATGCCCATTAGTGTGAACAATGATTGTAATTGATAGTTAACTGCAAGTGCACGCTCTTTTAATGGCTCAGGATCAATACCCATCAATCGTACTCTATCCATTGTTAGTAATGGATCACCCTTAGCATCATCTTTAAGGAAGTATTCTACGATCGGTGGGTTTATTAATTGTCCTTCATTGATGTTAGTGTTCTTGACAATACTACCAGCAGCAATGTTACGTACAATCACTTCTAATGGTATGATGGTCAACTTACGACACAACATTGTGTTGAGTGATGGTAGCTCAATAAAATGAGTCTTAATACCATTCTTCTCACACATTTCAAATAATAATGCTGAGATGAGACAACAAATTGATCCCTTATTCTCAGGGTAATCAATTCTTTCACCCTCAAATGCTGTGATTCTATCTTCATATCGGATGTATACTCTCTGAGCATCTCCATCAACATCGAAGACAGTCTTAACCTTGCCAGTATTAATTGGTGTGATTAAATGTTCCATTATCTTAGTTCATTAATTGCAACAGGTAAAATAGAATACTCCATCAATTGTATTCTACGAGTCAATGATTCAACCGTATCATCAGGTTCAATAGGTACTGATTGTTGTATGATGACCTGACCAGTGTCTAGTCCTTCATCAACAAAGTGCACGCTAGCTCCAGTTTCCGTATCTCCACTCTCTAATGCCTGTTCTACTGCGTGTAATCCCTTATACTTTGGTAGTAATGACGGATGTACATTAATTATGCGTTCAGAGAATGCATTTATGAGCTTAGGTGATACTATTCTCATCCATCCTGCAAGTATGATGAGCTCTACTCTCCACGCTTGCATTAATTGGATGATCTGGTCTTCATCTTCGTGACTGATATGACAATGTGGTATACCTAATTTGTCTGCTCTCTTAGCAGCACCACATTTCTTTTTGTTGTGTATCATCAACACAACTTCATCTTTTGTACAAGTTCTAACAATGTTCTCAAAGTTTGTTCCGTTACCAGAACACATAATACCGAGTCGCATAGTTTAGCAAACGATGTTGTACTGTTCTCTTAATATCTTCTTGTATGGTTTTCCTAGTGCTTTCAACTCACTTACTAGTTTTAATTTGTTGTAGAGTGCTGTATCACCTCCCAGTGTTAATGATTTAATGATCGTCTCTAGTTCTGAATCGTTGATAGGTAGATCCATATGTGGTATAATTAGTAGTAAGCACGCGAGGACTATTTATGAGTTGCAAGGACTGTGAAAAATCATTGGAAGATCTAGAGTTTCAAATGTTCTCACACATTATAACACAGATCGGTGATAAATGGCACGTGCGTTGTGATTCAGGCAAAATAGTTCCATTTGATGACAGAACTAAAGCTATGACATTTGTATTTGATGGTGGTCACCAAGATGGATAGAGACTACGATACTATGGTAACTGAACACCGACGGTTACGTGAACCAATGAGACCAGAGCGTAAGGTAATCAAGCACAGTAAAGACCACGAGACATTTATACGTGAGTATCCTAACCACGTGCCTCCTGAGTTCTGTGATATGCTTATGGCATACGCTGACCAATTATACCAAGGTGAAATCAATAATGAAGTAACTGGTAGTAATCTGGAGTCGCAGAAGTATAATAGAAATGACTGGTTCTTTTGGATGACTGAAGGGACATCACCTAGCGTTAGGAATACACTGCTAAGTGGATGGTCTAAACTAGCAACCAGACAATACCTAGAAGAATTCAGTCAATTAGCACGTGGTGACTTCTGGATGAGTGCTGCTAAGGTACAAATAACAAATCCAGGTGAAGGTTTCCACGCTTGGCACTATGATAATGCTGGTTACTTTGTCCAAGACAGAGAGTTTGTCTTCATCACATACTTAAATGACGTAGATGGTGGTGAGACTGAATTCATTGCTCAAGGCATCAGGATTAAACCAGAGAAGGGTAAGACAGTAATATTTCCAGCATCATACACACACGTGCATCGTGGCAATCCTCCCTTGAGTGGTAGGAAATATATTGCTACCACGTGGGCTAGCAGACTACCACGTATGGATGCTGACACTGAGGACGCAGCACTACAGTGTATCAAACCAAGTGAGCAAATGATCAGTTACTTTAAGAGTAACTAATAAAAAACCCGCTAGTGCGGGTTTTGAAGGGTTTTAGCTAGTTCTAACATTTGATCACGTATTTCCATCAACTCATTGTAACACTTCTGATTATGTGCACACGACCTGAGTACATTGTCTGGTTTATGCAATGACTCAAGGAATATAGAATGTGCTCTGAACCATTTGTCCTTAGCAGATTCTTTATCAGTTATACTATTCTGATCCTTCATCGGTGTCCTTGGTAGGGCTTAACTCCTCTAGATTTATAAGGATTGTCGTAAGGTCAGGATACTTAGCAAATGCTTGTTTAACAGCAGTTGCAGGGTCTACACTGGATGCGTGGAACTTAGTCCATTGCATCTTGTGGTGTATCTTGGAAAGCACGTTCACTTCCCATTTTTTCTTAGTTCTGGGCATTAGATATCCTGACTAGGGTCTTGTCCATACTCAGGTGTGTTGGGTGATTCATAAGAATACTCCATCACATCCTCACTGTTATACCAGAAATCATTGTAGTCTTCCTTACGATCAGTAACCTCAACAGCTACCTTACCATTCTCCACAGTGAGTCTGTTCCCTTTCTTGACGAACAAGTCAGGTGAGCAATCATCGTGCAAATATGCTATAATAGCATTGATGCGAGTCAAATGTGTTTGGTAATGATCCTGCAGTTCATATAATGACTGCTTAAGATCAGCAATGAAATCATAACTCGTACAGTTTACATCGTCACCGATGTATTCCATAATAAGTTCTTCGAGTTGAAGCCTAGTCGAGTTCCTCATTGTAGTATCCTGCTGAGATTCGTTCATAGTCACGTTGAAGGTGTTCGCAGAGTTTGGAATGCAGGGTACTACAACAAACTCCGTTGACTGACTCTGTGGACTGTTGCTCTCGTTGTGTGAGACACTGGAGAGCATCTGTGATGGTTCGGATTTCATCTTGTGAGAGCAACACTTTGATTTTCTTAGTAGACACAGTTAAAAAAAGATCCCTCTATTAATTATAGAGGGAATCTCACATTTATGCAAATGCGTATGGTGTTCCCGAAACAAGTGGATTACCTAACTGTGGTTCAATATTGAAGTCGATGACATTATAACCGAAGTTTTCAGTTGCCTGAGTTACTTCTGTCTTGAAGTCATCTTTTGTAACAAACTCCTTGCGTTGTCCATTACGACCAAAGTTGATGATCTTGAGAAGATACTTGTGAGAGATGTCACCTAGAGGCATACGAACAGGATAGTAGTCAAGAGTCGCAGAGCCGTCAGTGGTTGAGAGACGCATTGTCAATCTTTGTTTGGTACCTGACTATTATAGGACATATTACCCACCGTGGAGAAAGCGTGTGACACTTTGTGCACTGGCACACTGAGACTGAATGCGTTGCTGAATGAGACTACCATAGTTCTCGTGCAGTTCGCACCCTATGTAATCCCTGCCTAATGACTTGGCAACCATTGCAGTGGTACCTGATCCCATAAAGGGATCTAATACTATGTCACCTCGCTCTGATCCTGCTTTAATACAGGGTTCAATCAAGTCAGGTGGATATGTAGCAAAATGTGCTCCCTTGTACGGTTTGTTAGTGACTGACCAGACACTACGCTTATTCTTCGTGGGATAAGACTTTGAAAGACCAGAGTGTGGCTGTAGTCCAGTCCCTTTATTGTGATACTTACCGTTTGTCCTATCTCTCGTACCCCAGTCTTTAGCAGGTTCTTTAATAGCTTCATTGTTATAATAATACTTGCGAGACTTGCTCAATAAAAATATGTACTCGTGAGACTTAGTACATCGATCACGTACACTCTCAGGCATTGGATTAGGTTTATGCCATATGATATCCTGCCTTAGATACCATCCATCAGCACGTAGTGCAAATGCAAGCATCCAAGGTATGCCTATCAAATCTTTTTCTTTGATTCCGTCGAGTCTATTTCCTCTGCGAGGACACACATCTGGTAAGTCTTGCTTACTATTTGAGACTGTTTGTTTAACCAGTCCTTGTCCTCTTCCAGGTCTGTAATTATAGTAACTATCGCCAATATTAACCCAACAAGTTCCATCATCTGTGAGCACATCACGTACACTCCTGAATACTTCTACCAATGCTTGTATGTATTCGTCAGGTGTTTGTTCCTGACCAATTTGACTATCTTCTCCACCATAGTCACGTAGACCGTAGTATGGTGGAGATGTGACACACATTCTAACTGGTTCACTTATAGTCTTGAGAGTGTCACGACAGTCACCATATAGTATAATATCTCTCATCTGATCTTATATGCGTGCTTTTTAATGTATCCTGCGCATATATTATCACCTAAACGTGGATCTGCGGGTTGCTTAGCTCTTGCTTTAAGCTTCTTGAACTTCTTCTCTAACCTAGGTGCAAGGTAATTGTACACAGTATCACCACCCAAGCTCCATAATTCTACAATCTGCGCTCCTTCATAGCGTGCATAGTAATGTTTATGGTACTTAAGTAGTTTCTCACTGCGCAAATACTCATCCTGCTCCTCCCAAGTATCCTTAACAGAGATACCATTGTATGTTGCAGAGATCTTATCACCTATTGTACTCTTGTACTCTACTTCTCCCTTGTCATCAGTAGCATCTGAACCTGAATAGTCTTCAGATACCTCGTGACCTAATTCAATAGCCATATGAATTTCACGTGACCTAGCATAAGAGAATGGATCACCCCATCCTTGGTCTTCACAGACCTCATATAACCCTTCAAAATGCTTCTTGAAGAGTTCTTTTGCTTGTTCAGGGGAATACTTAGTCATAATGATTTCAGAGGGGTTGTAGGGTCAATCGCAGCGTTCTAGATCTTCTATTTTAGATGCTGGAACACGATGCTCTCCATTGATTAGATAATAATGTTCACCATCTTCAAGACCAAGATATAATATCTCTGAAGGTGGGAAATTATTATCCCTCATCATCGCTTGGAGTTGTAGATGAGTTAGTTCGCTTTGTGATGGTACATTCATTCCATACGCTCCTGTAAATTAAGGGATGTGCAAATGATTTCTTAGAGTAATCGTGGAGTGTAAAGTTTAACCCAGTCTGATTGTCTGGATCACGTTCACCGTCCATTTGCAAGGTCAAATACTCCTGACTAATAAAAATGACGGTACCAGAAGTACCGTCAGGAGTTACGATGTGATCACCCAGTTCAATCATCACGAATCACCTTAAGTATAAGTAACCGCCAGCCCAATCAGCATTTGCAAAACACAACTCACGTTCACGTATGATGCGGAGATCATATCTAACGTGCTTTGCTGGTGATTTCCAAGATGCTGGTTTGTAGACCTGACCAGTTTTCCTATCTATAAAGGCGTGAACACCACCACGGTTCTGTACAATTTTAAGGTACTTCTTACCAGTGGTGATGCTAAACGTTACAGGATCGCTTGAATTAGGGTACTGATGCTTGTACTGTTGCTCAAGGCAATGTACTAGGGTCTCTGCCCAAGTATACACCCTGACTTCAAGAGGCAGAATTTCATCAACTGTGCACTCTTTTGAAGCAGCAACTGGTTCAAGATAAGAATTCATAAGATCCTTTTGTGTTTACTCTGTTATTATAGAGGAAATGAGAGGAAAGTCACGTTGGCTTGTGACGCTTTATGAACTGGACAGTATGTCCATCATAAACTGTTGTGGGCATCGCATTAAATGCTAGAGTGTAACGCATTGCGTCTGATTCGTTGGGTAACACCCTATGACTTAATGATGACGGGAATATCACCATCTTACCAGGTGATACAGGATATGTAAATGCATCGCTATATCTTGTAATACCCAGTCCCTTCAAATCACTGTATGCATTTCTCTTAACGAACTGTACATCACCACTGTTGCCAGTTAAGAACACAGTACCAGACACAACAGCCCAAGGATGACAGTGTGCAACTAGGTTCTCACCTAGTCTATACCTGTTGATCCACGCAGCATTTATCTCCATATCTGATGCAAATGGTTCCTTAACAATGTATGGTAACAGTTGGTTTAACTGATTCTCACACCACACACGAAAATTATCAAACAAGTTACTGTGTAGTATACCTTGTTGTCTGTCTTCTACTTCAGTACTATCACGATACTGCTTTAGTAAATCTGTACTAACAGCACCACTCTGATATTTTTCTAAGTTCTTAAGGTATGTTGATTCATCCCAGTCACAGTTAGTGACTATGGATACTAGATCAGCATACAGATCAGGTGGTACCTCTGCCTCAAATATAGATGTAGGCAGTATGTTTATAACCCTGAAGTTTGGTTCAATCGGTGCGTGGCTCATACTTATAAGGACATAGTAAAGATTCAACTAATGCTTTAGCAGTATTATTATGCTCGCATAGTTTGTTCATCCAAATTCTCTCTTCAAGTGTGACTTCTATTCCATCATCTGTAATCATACGACAACAGATATCAGTGAGTTCTAGTCTGTATTTTGTGCTTAACATCAGTGAAATTGGTGTTGATCTTGGAACTGTTCGTGGAGTTGTAGATGAGCAGTATCATACTCTAATAGTATATTACCACTGATAGTTGTCCCTACATTACCGTGTTTCACGTGATGTGCAATCCACGATGGGAAAACTATCATACTACCAGCTTTCAGTTCAGTATTATAGCATACTGGGAACAGTTTGGTACCTGGCATATGGTTTTGTATTAACATCCAAGCAGGATTGTATAATACTGTCTTAGAGTCAACAGTCTCATATATTATGTAACTCCATTGACTCTGTGCGTGTATGTGATAACCTTGATAGTCTTTCTCCTCATACCTATTCCTCCATATATTTGTGAATGTACAATTAATATATGGATCATAGCTCAATAAGAAAGGAGAGATCAGACTATGAAGATAATCATAGGTCTGCTCAGGACATTCTTGTCTACCAAATGACCAGTTAACCTCTGAATTGTACTCATAAGAAGACTCAGGCAACACCACTTGAGTGATGTCAACCTGAGTTTCAAATATGGGGACAGAGAATAAGTTCTTAACTCCATCCATTACATTGCACCAGCAAGAAAATCACCTTTACGCTTGAATCCCCACTTATCATACACTACAGGGAAGGTAACAGCACGATATCGTAACTGTTCGTATTCTTCTTGTGGTAGACTCCAGTTAAGAATCTTCCATACGTTCCTAGCATTCCTACATTTACGTGACTTAAACAAGTTCATTTTCCACTTGCGTTCAGTCTCTTCAAATGTAGGTGGATACTGCTTGTACAATGCCTGTGCATTCACAGTATTATACTTGGCATTGTCATAATGCTGATAGTAGAACTTCATTCAGATACTTCCTCAAAATAGATTCCGTGATAAGCATTGAATCCTTCGATGTCAAGGTAATCATCATCGTGATACTTCATCACGTCCTGACCACCAAAGATGAACTCCTCACAGAAATACTCAACATTACATCCAGTATTGTCTGCTGCTTGGATGAGTTCATTTGCTTCTTCCTCATTACATCCTATTACTTTGATAGAATAGGCAAGGTCAGCAAGTAGTTGATCTTCAAGTGTCATTAGGCTACAACTCCAAAGTTGAATTTGTCTACATCACGCTTGCAGTACATACAAGTTAATGAACTGAAAGCAAAGTTGTAGACTCTGTAAGCACCTTCACAATGAGGACAGACAATGTATCTACCGTCACGTGGTGCTCTGGTGTGCTTGTTGACTTTAGGATAGTCCATTGAACCTCATAAAAGAAAGGTGGTTTCCTATCGCCTCCTAGTCTGAAACCACCAAAAGGGACTAGCAGCAGTTGAGTAATTGCTCAACATATTCATTATACAAAAAAAGCACCCCGTTTGGGGTGCTTAGTGGACACTACGTAGACTGTCTACTTCTTCTCTGTCTCAGTGTTGAATGCTTTATCATAAGAGTCCTTCACATAAGTGATAGCACTCTGAACAACAGGAACTGACTTGTTATAAACCTTAACAATGTCAGACCACAATTCACGGGTTTCATAAGAATGAATAGCCCAGCGAACCTTAGCATCTTCAACATAATCCACATAAGTGAGATTAGGTTTCTCTGGACGAGTTGGAGCTTCTTTCGTAACAACTGGTGCAGGAGTCGGTTCAGTCACTTTCTTTATCTCAACAGGTTGTGAGTATTTAGTGACGACTGCTGCTTTTGTTACAGTCTTCTTAGTAGTGCTTGCCTTACGTGGTGTTGTGCTTGTGCTCCTCTTACGAGTAGAACGAGTCTTCTTGGCAGAGGTGGTTGCAGCAACTGTCATAAGTAGCATTTTTCTGAGGACTCACCTATTATAATGCATCCAGGTCTTTGCCAACCCTGTAGTGTGCCACTTTCTCAAGTGGTTTTGCCATTGCGTACAAAGCATCGTTGATCCGACCAAAGTCAACGTCGAATTCTTCTTCAATTTTATTTACCTGTTCCATCCTAAGGGACACCAGTGCAGATGAAACTGCACGAATTTCATTAAATGATAACTCCTTGGTCATTGTGCTTCACTAGCTAACAATTTTGTAAGGATATGTTCTGCATAACTCTGTTGCAGATCCATATATTGTTGCCTCTTTGTCATATCAGTGGTCATACTAAATCGCTGTGCAGTCATCTGTTCTGCAAACATAAACTTGTATGTCCTGAGAAGTTCTTTTAAATAACCTCGCTCGTCTCTCGTCAGTGAGACCTCACGTGAATCAATCATATCATTATTAGATGGATTGCGATGTAGACTTGGACTTGAGTGTGCTCCCATTGTGACAGTTAATGCTTTGTCAGCATCTTATCACGATTGCTTGTATGCTTGCAAGTCTTTTGTAACACTTGTAAATGTGCCCACTCCAGAAATGTCATTAAGTTGAGTTGGTGACGCAAATGCCATTAGTTCTCCAACCATACCATCTGTTGTCCATATAAACCTAGTACCATCTCTGTAGTTACTGGAGTCATTTACATTAAACTCAGCATTCATCAAGAATTTACCCTGCATATTGAGAGAGAAGTCTGGCTCATCCCAGTAAACAAACTGTGATCCTACATCTCTGTAACTTGAATCTGATTTACTCATATCCATTGGTACCTTACACGTCAACAGTTGACGATCATTAGGAGTACCAGAGTTAGCAGAGGTTGCTGATACCATTATAGTTCCTAATTCAGGACCATTGATGACAATACCACCAGGATCTGTGATACCTGAAGTGCTTAACTTACCAGCACGTGTTATATTTGCAGCATCTGGTGTTTTATTCTGTACATTATTATTACCACCATCAGATCTAATGGTTAAGTTTGCTGATGTAATCTCAACAATATATGTGTCTATCTGTGAGTACTGGTTAGTGATAGCGCAAGTAACCCACAATCTATCATTCCAACACAGACGATCATTAAATCTGTTATGATCATTACCTGTATCATATGAGGAATCATTCATTGCTGCCTTGGTCTTATTAACTCCAGGTACCTCAACGAATCCCCAACGTAAATCTTTTACAACGTCAGCACCATTACTATTATTAATTACAAATGATGTAATTGAGTATGGATGATCATCATATGATGTCCACGATGTCTGACCATTGAGTGTTTGTTCTGTGTTGCATACTAATACTACACCATTAGTATCACCTGACTGTGTTTCTTTACCACCAACTGCATAGTACATACCATAAGTATTACCTGAAATACCTTGGTAAGCATCAACACCACCTCTGAAACTAAAGCTACTAAGTTCTAACTCGTCACCAATAATATATCCTGAAGAGTTAGATGCAACGACAATATCTGGTGTACTAGCAGCATATTCAATAATGCCATAGGTACCACGAGTTGTAGCACCAGTTGTATCATATAATTTACCTGCATATCCTACGTATAGTATACTACCACCTGATGCATCCATCTGGAATACATCAAGACCAAAGATACCATCAATTGCATTATTACTTTGAGCAGCACCTATTTCAACTGATGTACCAGCATTACTTGTAGATACTACAGTTGGTAATCCAGTTCCAGCTAAAGTTAATGGAATACAAGATACAATTCCGTGTTGTGTTGGTGTTCCTGCATTTACTGATGTATAATGACCACCAATGAATAACTTAGCAGTGTTAGCACCATCTACTGTGACTGCAGCACAATGTATCTGGAAGTTATCAGCAGCATCAACTAATGATGTACTATCATTGTTAACAAATCTATAATCCCACTGGAATGTCATTGTCTTATCATAACAAGTGACATAACCAACACCATAGTTATTACCACCACCTGTATCAGCAGTCCATCCAACTGTATAGATGTTACCTATCTCATCAATAACAACATCTTTAGGGTATGTGTTAAACCCAGTGTCATACATTCTGGTTTCAATACCACCAGTAGGTGTGTGTCTTGATAGTAATTGTTTACGCAATCCACTTCCATCATAATACTGTGACACTGTGATTATACCATTAGGATGCTCTTGCTTTTTAATCCTTGAGTCTTCTAATGAACCATCACCAAGTAGTTTAGTATAACTTACAGCATCAAAATCTGTTTGTGCGTTATCAGTATTAACTGTCTGATCAACATACAAATAAGCAGGACAAGATGCCTGTGCTTCTATCATCGAAGCAGCATCACTTTCTTCAAACGTTTGTAAGAATATATTGGAAGATTGACGACGTTCTGCTCTATCCCAAGCTCTAGTACCAGTAGTATCTAACTGTAAGAATGTTGTTGGAGTTTGCCACAACAATCTACCACTAAATGTACCAGTATCAAGTGTTACTAATCTATCAGGACTGATACCCAATAATGCTTGATAGTTAGACAATGTTGTAGTAGCACCAACACTTGTCGGTGTAGTTTGCCAGTTGTGATTATCATTCCAAAGTGCACAACATCTCAATATCTTATAAGTTTCACGTCCAGCTGTGTTGTAGTTAATATTAGCATCAAAGATAACATCTTCCCAACATCTTACTAATGTAGCAGGAGTATATGTGAATCTTCTTAATCTTAAATCTGTAGTTCCTACTGGTGGGAATAAATCTCTAACAACAATTGGCCCAATTAAATCACCATTATGAGGTAATTTGAAGACTATATTATCAATGAAATGACCAGATGCACCAACATTACTATCACTAACGTGCCTACCAGTTATTATCATATTGTTGAAAGCATCGAAGTTGATACTATCTAACAATACACCACCATTTTGCTCTGCTTGATAATAATATGGTGGGAAATCACCAGGATTATTGTTAGTATATTCTGAGACATTATCTACTAAACTTCTAACTTCCCTGATATAATCTATAGTTCCATCAAAATTAATTTTTGCAACCCATCCAATGTATGAGTTTTTGTTAGTATATGTGGAAGCGTTAGGCAAACCTCCTGTATTATATACGACATTACCAACATAGTATATTCCATTAGAAAATACTTTTGTGTCAGCAACCATAATATCAGGTGTGTTGACAGTTGGAGCATCCCAAGAACTAGATCCAGCACCATCCTGAGTGTTATTAGATTGATCCCTTCTTGCCTGATGTGGAATTGCAAAGAATGTGCGAACCCAGTCTAATGCACCAGTTCCCTTATTTGACTTGTGTAATTGTACGAAATTATTGTATCTACCAGTTTTCTTGTGTCCATCACCTACGTTATCTCTACCAATATTAGCACCACCAAGTTCTGCATTAGGTGAAGGTTGTAGACCTGCTGTAGTTACGTACTCATACGTAGTACCTTCTGCTGTTGGTTCTGGCTCTACCTTACATACCTTAGGTGGAGCTACTGCACCTGTAGCATACGTAGTGAGATCGAAATCAGTTGCAGTGAAATCATATCTGATGTATGATCCTAGGTTCTCACTGGTAGCATTGTTAGGATCACCAGTGTCATAGAATCTATAGTACTGTACATCACCTGATGCAGTACTCAATGATTGATTATGATACTGTCTCTCTTTAGTTGTGGATGTCCAAGGTATCAGTAACTTACCGTCACTGTCCATTGTTAACTTAGCATTCTGATCCCATCCACCAGGAAATACTATCTCTCTTGCATTAATTGAGACACCAGTAAGAGGTACCTTCAATATGTTCATCGTGCTACGTGACCTTGACATATCAGTCGTAGTAGCATTAGCAGCAACCAGTACATAGAAGCACAGGTTAGCATCATCCATACAAATGTTGGATGTTGCCTGTGGTCTACCACCAAAGTGGGGACCATCAGTTGAATACATCTCATAAGATCTGTATCCAGTATCTGTTACACCTAAGACTGCAATACTATCACTAGATGATATAACATTATTACTAGTCTCGTGGTTCCAATCCTCATTGTCAGTTGGTGATGTCCTACCAGGCTTAGCAACTACCTTATTGAGTTGAAGGTCAGGTGCACCAACTAGACTATGCCATATATTACTATCGTGATTCCTATTAGTAAACACATTAGAGTAACTATGATCAGCAGTACCTTGTGTGACCTGACTAATAGCACAGGGATATAATGTTGAGTTAGAACTAGAGTACGTATTCTCCCAGACTCTAGTACCAGACGATGTAAATTTAATGAAACGATAGACAGCATCGTGAGTGCTATCCATCATCGTTGAGTTAGTCTCGTTTGCTCTCTTTGCGTTGTAATTATTTGCACCACTAAGATCAGTGGTCTCCATCACTATGATGTATACACTATTATCTCCTTGATAACATCCTAGTGCACAGGGGTAGCAGTTCTTTGCTGATGATATAGTATACTGCCAAGATATAGAACCAATTGAACCAAACTTAGCAATGACTGCATTATATAAACCAGTTAAAGGGTTTCTCTCTCCATTAAGAGTATAAACCTCACCAGAACTTGATGTTGCTACATCAAACATTCCAGAAGGTTTACGATAACTAGCGTCATTCAAGTTAGCACGCTTAGCTTCGACTAATGTGTAGAAGTTACCGCCTCCACCTGAGGCAGACATTCCTTTAGCTGCAAATAATGGCATTGTTTAGAACTCTTGACCAGATGTGAATCCGTAGTACACAGTACCACCGTTAAATGTGGTGAATAGGAAGATGTCAGTAGTATTTGGGTTAGTAGATACTGTTGGAACAACACCACCTGCCCACTTAACTGTACGACCTACAAAGTTAGTTAGATCTACAGTTCTACCACCAGTACCATCCTGTGTACATACAAGTATGAAACTAGTTGATGCTGCTGCTTGTTCTCCTGATACAGTAAAACCAGTTACATTTTCAGTAAGGGTGACAGTGAAGATAGCAGCACTAGTCAAATCAATAGTAACAGAACCTGATGATATACTCTCTGCCTGAACCTTCTCTGAATATGAAGGTACGTGTAGTCTAGCAGGACTACTACCTAAAAGCATCTCAAAGTAATCATTTGTTTCATTGAATGCAAACTTAGCATTCAATTCAGTACCTCTCTCTATCTCAATACCAGACTCTGCGTCTGCGTGCTGAATACCAGCACCAGTCTCACCAGAGTTGAGAACAATGGTATTATCCGAGATAGTAGTATTGGTAGTTGATACAGTAGTTTGAGAACCTTGAACCGTGAGATCTCCTGTTACAGTGACGTTCGGTGCAGTAAGAGTATTACCAGCAGCATCGTATGAGAATCCTGTCTCACCTGCAAATCCTGTACCAGTTTTATACTGGATTTGTCCGTCAGCAGTACCACCTGACGCTGACTCTGTACCACGTGCTAAGTAATTCCAACTTGCGTGCGGTGTATTATTTGTTGAGGGATCATTCCCTGTACTGTTGGCTATGCAGATATATGCTGATGTAGTTGCTCCATCGTAGAAACTAACAGCATCATCAACTTCGTAGGCGGTACCACTATTGTACGTGCCTCTCCAGTTAATCTTGATCTTACCAACGTCTATAGTGAGAGCCATTTAACTCAAGATACTTGTTCTCTAGGTTTATTTAGTGGAGCCACAACTCCCATTCGTTCATAATTCTATATTCTCTGTACGCATCTGTCGTACCGTGAATACAATATGAGTTGTATGACGTTCCTCTTTCAGATCCCCAGCTTCTATACTGTGAACCAGAGTGCCAGTTATTACCTGAACACCAGTTACCTGGATCTAGACTGAGCATATTACTACCCCAAGATCCACTTGGACTACCGTCCCATATTACAGTCCAGTATCCATTTCCATTATTTTCATAAGGAGAATTATTAATGATACCATAGTAATTCTCATTCATATAACCACAATCAGCAGTGTCACCACCATATGTGTGTGCTTGCATCCACCAACGTACTGATGTATGTGCAGGTAGTCGGTATCTAATAGTTGATAGAGAGTTACCACCATTATGTGATTCCTCTTTACCTATTCTAAACCTACCTTCACTGATAGTATTGTTAGAGTGAGTATTGTTATCAGTACTCCAAGCAGGATATATGCTGTTAGGACTACCGTATTGTGTCCAACTTATGCTATTGTAATTAGCACCAAAGAACCATCTATCATACTTAATCCAACCATACTCACCAGTTCCATACCTGTCACTGTAGTCATAATCAAATTCAAACGCACCATTACCAGGTATTGTTATCCAAGCCTTGCTAGTACGGAGTCCTCCTTCGTACGCTGCACGTCCTGAATCTGCAGGATTTTGTGATGTTGCTCCGTTACCACCTCCACCACCTGATGCAGTAGTAATAACGCCTTGAGCCCAGCCAACAGGAGGTGTCATTGATAATCAGTGCCTCCTACGAAACCATACCAAGAAGTACCACCATCTGTTGTTGATAATGTAATAATATCAACGTGGTTTTGAGTACTTGATAATGTAGGTGAACCACCACCTGCCCACTTGGTATTTGCAGGCCAAGCGACACTATGTGATGATCCAGTTGTATTGGTGAATACCATAGTAAGAGATACACCACGTGCACCAGAAGGTAATGTTGCTTGCATCGTAGTGATATCAGCACCCCTATTCACAGTGAATACAGATCCTGATGTAGCATCTAACGTTAGAGTACCAGCACTAATAGCAGATGAAACTACTGCTTCATCAAAACATCCATTAACTCTAAAGGGATTGTTGAGTGTAAGAACACTATCAGCAATGACAAGCTTGTCAGTACCTGCAAGTGCTACTGTAATTGTAGGTGAAGATGCGTGAGAGTTTGCTACAACTACTGCACCACCATCATTCTCAATAACAAATCCTTCTGTCCTCAACGAATTCTTATGTAATGTAATACCAGACTTCTGTGCCTGTGCGGTATTAGGCATTACCTCAATATATGTTCCATTCGCAGTAGTATGGTCTGATCTAAACCTTGCTACTATATCATCTGTATTTGCAGATGCTACTGATCTAATATCGAGAGTAGTTGCTGGAACTGCAGTACCAATACCAACTCGGTTAGTACTATCATCAAATATTAATCCACCTGACTTGACATTAAGTCCAGTGGATGCTGTAAGGTTAGTTACTGATATATCTGCTGGTAATCTGGCATTATCAATAGTACCAGAGGTTACCTGTGCTCCTGAAATATTATATGTTAATTGATTAACACCTTCATAGTATGCTGTAGCACGTACACTACCAGTTACATCAACGTCATACGTTGTACTTGTACCTGATACAGTAATAGAAGGAACTGTAAGTAAATCTGTCGATGGATCGTAAGTAAATCCTACCTCACCACCTAGTGCTAGTCCATCTTTATATTGGACTTGGTTACTAGCAGTACCACCTGGCTGTAATCCACCAGCAAGACCACCAGATGCAAATAGATTCCAGTTTGCAGTATCTACTGTACCAGTGACTGACGGCACTGTGTTTGTATTATCTGCTACTGCAATATATGCACTGATAGTTGATCCATCATCGTAATGGACAAGATCATCTATCTTGTAGTCAGTCGCATTAGACCATAACCCTTGCCAGGTAAGTTTGATCTTACCAACGTCGATAAAAAATTCTGCCATTACCTTACAGTGACGATGAGATGCCCACTACTATCTATATTGAAAGTCAGACCCGCTGGTGCGAAGAACTGGTGAGTATTGAGTGGGTTTGAATACTCAGCATATGATACATTGGTAGATCTACCAGACTTAATAACAGTCAGGTTATATTGTCCTGCTGTTGGTTTCTGAATAATATAGTAATCACCTGCATCACCAGACTCTTTCCATTGAGCACCATTATATGTCTTGAATGTATCCTCAGAAGTATTGTAGAATATCTGTCCATTAATAGGAGTAGAAGGATCTACAGCACCAGATATATCTACCTTATCTGATGTGACTGCATTGTCAGCCAACTTCTCAGTTGTAATATTCAAGTTACGAATAGTATCAGTTACAACTGCTTCACTACCAGTTGTACTATTCAATTTAACGTCAGTAACAGAATCGTCTGCAAGTGATGCAGATCCATCGATGCCACCTACATTAATTTTAGCAGATGTAATTGTATTGTCTGCTAGCTTAGCATTAGTGACTGATAGATTAATAATTTTACTGGTTGACACAGATAGGTCATCCAAGGTATCAGTCTGTACTCTAGTAAAGTCTGCAAGAGTACCAGTTGCAGTAGCAGGAGACTGGAATGAGAATCCAGGTGAATATGTAGAGTAGATAGTACCATTATAGTACCTTACCCTAACATAATAATCTGTTGATGGACGTATGGAGTCCAATGGAATTGGGAAGTTAACCTTGTTAGTCGTGTCGTTTGTTGCAAGAATAACTACGTTACCAAATCCTGAGTCAGTTGCTACCTGCCAGTCACTACTAACGTGCGTCTGACCTGCAGCTTGTGTTGCTACAAATGCAGAAGAAACAACATCCATTCTGTCATAGATGGTTGATTCTGTGACGCTACCAATTGAAGGGACTTGTAATTCAGCAGGAACAGCAATAGTACTAAAGTATATTGGTTCAGACCACTCTGAATACCACGTGACATTCTGGAGATCAACATACTGATACCTGACTCGTACATAGTATGTTTTGTATTCATCTAAAACACCAGGATTTATACTAATAGAAGTTTTGTTGTTGATATCATTTGCTGATTCAAACACCAAACCACTAGTACTAGAAATTTGTGGTGAAGGAGTACCTATACCACCTGGAGCTTGACCAGAACTACTACCAAAACTTGAAGTTAATGCTATCTGCCAAGTAGATGACACGTGAGTAGCACCATTAGCACCGATAAAACCAGAACCTGATAGTGTTGGTGTTAATGTACTACCAGTTGCTGCGTTAGCAGGTGAGGTAATAGAAGGACGGTTAATGTTTGGATTAACATTAGTCTGTGTGTCAGTATAGAATGAAGTAGGACTAGACCATTCAGAATACTGACCTAAGTTATCTTTATACCTAAGTCTTACGTAATATAATGTGTCGAATGATAGTGTTTGTGGAGACCACTGCGTCAAATCGCTTGGAGTATCAGTGTTAGTCTCAACAATATTTGTAAACAGTTCATCAGTAGCAATATCCCAGTCACTACGTGAATGTGTATTAACACCAGAGAATGCTGATGCTGCCAGTATAGGAATCAATGGTGTAGGAGAGGATACAGTAACACTGGGAGTGGCAATCTGTAACCCAGTATTAAATGTAGCAGTCTTTGACCAATTTGATATATCTCCATTACTATCTCTATGCCTAGCACGCATATAATACGTGATATTGCTAGACAATGTAGCTGCAGGTACCGTTAACGATGTTAAGTTAACTGCATCATTCTGGTTATATGCAAATGTACCAGTTGTAAAGGTATTTGTTGTCGATATTTGCCAGTCAGTAGAAGCGTGAGTACCTACACCACCTACACCTGAGAACAATGTAGTAACTACAGTTGGTGTCAGGGAAGATGGTGATGGGATATTACCCAACGCTGGCGGGTAAACGATTGCCATTTTTAGAGATCTCTATACTTTAATTTATGCGCAAGTGGGGTTACAATCACCCAAATATGAGAACAGAACTGGCCAAGGAGCAGGAATCTGGAAGTCCAGTACTCTTGGTGTAATACCATCTGTTACTTGTACTTGTGCTACACCTTCCATACCAGTGATAGGTTGTTCAGCGTGGTTACGATCCTTCAGTGGCTTGACGAAGTTACAGAAGTAATCGTTAGATGGTGTGATACAAGCACCGTTCTGTGTGTAAGCGAAGTCATATGTCTGATCGTGACAAGGATCAGCAACTGCAGTAAGATGAATCAAATCAGTGAGACTAAATGGTGACTCAACTAGTTCTACCCATAGGGTATAAAGTTTCTGAGTACCACGTGCAGGGAAGATGGCAGGTTGAATGTCATTCTTCACACTGAAGTCAACAGGTAGGTTAATACTAGTATCACCACGGAAAGGACACTCACGTAACAGACCAGTAGCAGTTGCTAACTGACCAGTGTAAGTACTGAAGTCACCTGTATTAACAACAGTAGGACCATTTGCGTGGGTTGCGTTATTAAGAGTGAAGACAGTTCTTGTACCACCATTAACTGTTTCCATATATGGGAACTCGTTAATGATACGTAACTTCCAAGTGAACTGTCCAGCATCAATTGTATATGATACAGTTACATCCTGTGTCTGGTTGTT